CTCATCTGTAAGGATGAGTACCCACCAGCAGTGCTGGATTCTCAGTCAGTTTACTGACTGGGAGAATCGGGCGTCATCTGAGTTCGTGATAGAACACAGAGTGCAACCGATCTACTGTTGATATTCGAGCCTTTCTAACCCGGATACGTCCGGTGTTCATTGACCTAAGAGAAGTATTAATTCCCTCAGGTAGAAAGTCTCGATCCCATTGGCTGTTAAACCGTGGGTCGGGCCACCATTGACGGCGAGTCAAGAACTCGTCATCGTTGATAGTCCTATCCACGGAGTCATGCCAGTGTAGATATCCGCCAAGTCCAGTCCCTTTACGCTTCGTCTCTTCAGAAAGACGATGCGATGGTGTGTCATTAGACACTAACTGGTATTTGAACGAAGTATCAACACCACCCCAAAGAATCTCAGGCACAAAGGATTTTAACCAAAGCCAAATTGATTCGGCTTCGGGATCCAGAATTGAGCATACGTCAGAAGACGTACGACCGCCCAGACTTGACCATTGACGCAGTTTATTAGCTGTGTCGATCAAATCAGGAAGGGTCTCAATCGGTGCTCTGATATAGAAAGGAGTTATATCGAATCCATCATAGTAATGTCCACCGCAAGACTCACGGAATTGACCGGAATACCATGACTTATCAGTATTAACCTGAAAGCCAAGGTAACCAAGAACAAAAGTGAGCTCGTGGTAGATATCTGTTGGACAGATAATATCATCACCATAAACAGACACGATACCCGAGACGCCTCGAAAATAGGCGACGGCCCGCGTTATGACGTAGAAGAGCAAGCTCTCTAATTCAAACGTAAAGCCGTTTCCCATCGAAGAGAACATCTCGTTAACGTGTTCGTCACCGTCGATGACGGTGATTGGACTCCTTACAGAGTCCAATAGGGTGAACCAACTCACGGGAAGAAACTGGAAAACCAGCTCTCTAGTAACAGAGTCACTGGCACTCGCTAAATCGAGAGTGCACAAACGACCTGTTATAGAACCTTCACGTGCCAACGACCTGTTTATCGACTGGTCATTGAGGTTTATGCGGTGTCTTAATAAGGCGGATCTGAAAAACCGTCCTATTCCCTTCTGAACGTACATATTGATATCGGGTTCCTTACAAGCAACTCGATCAATATCCGTTTTCTTGGGTACAGTAAAGAACGCATTGCCTACGACATTCTCCGTTGAGAGAACGTCATAATCTGCAAGCCATAAGGGTAACTCTTCTCGGAGAATTTCGATAAGAGGCTCACAGCGAGCAGTGACGTGCGCTTTCCCGACGTACTTGGATGCCGGATGGCTATCGGTACGCAGTCGACTCGTAGACGCACCGCCCGAAAAGGACCCTAAAAGGGCCTCAACAGGAGGAGTGTCACCAATGATCTGTGAAACAAGATCCTGGCAGAAATCAATGAAGTGAGAGTACTTCACCCTAGGCAAAATGTTATAGCCATCAGGTGTGATAAACAGTCTCTCGTTTGTCGCTTCATTGTCACGTTCAGCTGACAGCCACTTTAACATGGCTGCGTTCCTCCTACTTCTAGGAGGAGCAGTGTCGCGTGATACGAATTTCGACATTAGTTCCGCGTTTAAATAGTCTGTCTTAATTGACGGACGTAAAGCGGCTATTCTCGAAACTAGTGTTTCTGTTAGGTCGCTGGGGATTCTGAAAGAGACTAAGTCATCTTTCGGATGCTTTCTCATGGATTATTCCTAATGAGAGGGACTCGAGAGGACGATTCCTATCGAGTGGATTTAAACAGAGAGATAAGCAGCGTAACGAGTCGCTTCGCCGAGAGAAATCCCGACGCAACGGCAGTCACATCTGTGATAACTTCTGTTTTCGAGGTCTTCTTCGGAGCCATTAGTAAAACGGCTCCAAGTTGACGATCGCACCGTTAATTGCTGCGTTCGTGGTGTTGTTTACAACAGAACGAACGAGTTCCAGCATTTCGTAGCGATCTGCGATCGGTGCACTGTCCGCGGAAGTGAACGACAATTCAACATATGCCGTTCTGACAACCGTAGGACGGGTAACACCGCCGATCTCGACATCCTGGGTTTTGGGCAACACCAACTTAATGGTCACCTTCTGTGCACCGGATTGACTCCGATTAACACTGAAGGTAAGTCGCTCATCACCCACCGGTGCACTCCCCGGCATGTTCCACTGAACGAGCGCTTTGCTCATATCAGTGAACTTCGGTGCGAACACGTGGTCGACGCCTCCATTCCCATCTAGGGTAATGCTCGTAATTGCGGGCATATAATTAGCCTTTCTTAGGTTAATTGACGCACTAACGCTAACGCGTTAAGTGCTCGGGGCGTTGAATAGGGGGTTAAGTCGGCGTAGAAACGTGGAACGGGAAAACCCGAATGCACGTCTCGACGAAAGCCTACAGATCTTTCTTTGTAGGCACCGGCATCAGTGCAATCCGTCCAGGGAGTGCGATATCCAGTAATTGCTCGGATATTGACTTCCTCTAAGATCACCTGATTAGTCCAACCCCCAACGAACTCGAGTCCCATCGTGGCTGTCAAAGCTGACAGGGTATTACCCACGGGAACAAACCAATCTACTACGAAGCTGAAAGGGACTAACTCCCAGGCAACGGAAATAGGATTGGTGAGACCCAGCTTGCTAATGATATATAAATCACGATTAGAGATACTGGCCTTAAGCGTTGTTCTGCAAAAGGCTTTATAGTCTCCCTGTTCGTAAAAATCATTATAGGGGAATTCGACATGACCATCAACCATGGTCGTGCCGGTAGCCTCTATTAAGTGAGTGCGACGTCTCCATTCCTCTCCTAGAGCGGACTGGAGGTCGTACATCGACTGAGCAAGCGGTTTCCAACCGTAAGAGTAAGCTAACCAGTAATTGGCTAGCGTCTTCCCACGATCGTGGTTGAAAGCACGTAAAGTTAGGCCGAGATCATCGGCCGCTTTACGCCAGCGTCCTTTCTTCATGTGACGGATAAAATTTGCCGCTTTCATGACATCTGACGCAAGTGCTTCTACGGTGGTTTTGAGCTCGCCAAGGTTATTTCCCATATCGGCCGCTTGGCCTTTAAGAGAATTTAAAGCCTTGACAATCGACTCCTGGTACGCATTCTCGACTCTCTTCGGATTTACCGGAGAAGCAGAGAATGGAGTATGCCTCAAAGAGATATACTCAGTCCTATACAGGTCGTAGTTCGAAGTCTTACCATCTATTGGATTGATCCAGTGATCATGCAGGACGTAAGGTACATCCTGAATCACACGATTGATACCCCTCCAATAGTCGTAGTTTGTCTTCCGATCACCCTTGTAAGTTGGTGGTTTCCTACTCGACGCAACGGTAACGGATTCAGAACGATCCACACGGTTAACTGGCACTTGGCCGTCGACATCGACGTCAAATGTAGTTCCGGTGGTCCGCTCCTCCCGCCAATCGCTGAGTAGATGGGTTCCCACCAAATTAGTATGGGCGGTTACGAAAGGCATTTCAACCATCTTTCGAATTCGTGATTAAAGACTGTAAGATCGTATTATGAGTCCAACTCAGAGAGTTGGGTATCATCATACACTATCCGCCAGGCAGTCATCATGGACCAATTCAAGACCATAATATCAGCTAGCGTGTCAGTCTCATTCTTAGGGGGATTACACCGGGAGACCGAGAACCAAAACATGGTCGGTGCATCGCCGATTTCCTGCATACGAGTATGCGGGTAATTAGCCATGAGCCAAACATCGAAGGGCTCGAAATCGCGGGAATCTTCCCAGTCGATTAAGAACTGACAGAAAACGCCAGTGAGATCGTGATCTTGATAAGACATGATAACTTCCTTATGGATGATTATCTTACAGTGTCCGGCTATGCCGAACTGATGGTGATAACCCTGACGGAATAATTCCGCAGGCACCAACAGACCCGACCCC